CCGCGATCAAATCGGCAATCATGCGGATCGGCGTCATGGCGATGACATCTTTCGATGGTGCGGTGACATAGTGGTTTCCGCAATACTCGGATACCGTGATTCGCCCAATAACCGGGATTGCTTGTTGGTCTGTAGTCATGCGGTTCTCCTTATGGTTGCGGTTTTAATTGTCGGATACTTTCCATCCCGCCCCACTTCGATTGACTCCGTGACGGCGAGGATCTGCTGCGGGAGGAAAAGGAAGCCGAGGGCTTCGTTGACGGTCGGGGGCTGCGAAGGGAATCTCTGGCGCCACCAGGCGCGGGCCTTGTCGCCGGCGTAGCCGGGGTGGTCGAAGCAAACCCACTCCGACACCCGGAGCAGGCCCGCGTGATAGGTCACGCGGAGGCTGTCGGGTCTCCCCGGTTTCTTGTGGCGAACGACCGTCACGCTTTCGGGGCGGATGGTTTGTGTGCCGAGAATGTCCAAGTCAGAGGCTTCCTTGCCGTGGAGCTTTCGGGACCGGCTTCCGGCCTCGGACGGCTGGGCTTTAGGTGGGGCGACGTACTCCCAGCCGCAGTTCGGGCAGACCTTGACGGCTTTGGAAAAGGTGTCGCCGCAATTTCCGCATTCGACAACGGCCACACCGCCACCGTCCCCGAGGCAGTCAATGGGGCCATGGCTGGCGATGCATTGGGCGAAGTCCAGGACGAGGCAGTCAGTCTTGCCGGGTTGCAGGCGCAACCCCCGGCCCACCATTTGGGCGTAGAGACCTTTAGAGAGGGTGGGGCGCAGCAGGACAATGGCGTCGATGCCTTTGGCGTTGAAGCCCTCTGTGAAAACATTAACGTTGAGAATATGGCGAATCGTGCCATTCTTGAAGCCGGCGGCGATGGCGTCACGCTCGCCGCTCGGGGTCTTGGCCGTCACGGCCGGGGCGTGAACGCCAAGGGCGGCAAGCTGGCCCTGGACGGCGGCGCAATGGGCAACGTCAACGCAAAACCATACGACCGATCTGCGGCCCTCGCGGGCGAGTATTTCGACCGCGTTTGTTACGGCTCCCCGCACGACGTCGGGTTCCGACATGGCGGCGGATAGGCTGTTGGCGATGTAGTCGCCCCCGGACAGGCGTTTGACGCCGGATAGGTCCGGCTGCTCTTTTCCGACCTTGGAGCGGAGCTTGGCGAGATAGCCGTCGCGGATGAGGTCGCCCACGTTGGCCTCGTAGCAGACTTCGTTTAGGATGTGATCGCGGTGGCAGATTGCCCCCGCTCCCATTCTGTATGGGGTGGCTGTGAAGCCTACAACGATGGCGCGGGGGAAGTGCCGTAGGAAAGTCCGGTACTTGCCTTCGCCACGCGCCGGGATGCGGTGGGCCTCGTCCACGATGATGCAGTCGAAGCGGGGGAACTGGGCGGCCTTGTTCCACACGGAATCAATGGACGCGAACAGTACGGGGTGATCGAGGTCGCGGCGGTTTAGCCCCGCCGAATAAATCCCCGCCTCGCATTCCGGCCACACTTCCATCATTTCGTCGTGGTTCTGGCGCACAAGCTCCTTGCGGTGGGCGAGAACCATGCAGCGGAAGTGCGGGGCGGCCTCCTTCCATCGTTGAATTGCGAGGGCCATGAGAAGCGACTTTCCCCCGCCCGTAGGAATCACCACGCACGGGTTTCCCGGGCGCGTCTGGACATGGGCGTCCAGAGCGTCGAGGGCGGCGGATTGGTATGGGCGGGGGGTGAGCATCAGAACGGCAGCACCTTAATAAGATCCGCGGTTGACTTGCCTTTCGCCCCATGCACCCATTCCTCCCCGCCGTCGTGGTTGCGGAACATGATCCAGTCGGCCCCCGCGTCGATGACTTCCGCCCACGGGATAAGGTCGGGAATGAGAAGATGCGCCCTGCATGTCTCCCCATGCTCCATCGGATAGCCTTTTGCGCACGTCCATTTGCCGGCCATGTCCTCACCGGTTTCCGGGGTGGCGTGGCAGCACGTCCGGCATGACTGGCAGGGCAGGGGCACGGTGCCCTTGGCCGGCCAGCAGATTTCAGAGGCATCGCAAAACTTGCAGCGGAAGTCGTCGGGCCGGTCGGCGCACCGGGGCGGCGGGGTGATGGCGCTGATAACGTCGAGGGCGCGGCGCATGAGGCGGGCGAACTCGGCGGAATCGAACCGGACGCGCTCGGTATAGATGTCGTCGGTGTCCTTGTTGATTGCGACGTAGAGGGCGCGGGTCGTCTGTGTGCATCCCATGTAGACCTGCATCTGCGCGTAGTGCATGGGATTCGACTTCTGGACGCCTTCTTTTTCCAGCTTGGCGAAACTCTTGGAGTTGTGCGTCTTGAATTCCAGCACGTGCCATGTCTTCGGGGCTTCGGGAATCCCGAGGCCCATTCCGTCAAGGTGGCCGCGGAAGTGGCCGCCGATGGCTTCGATGGCGATTTGAGGTGATTCCCCCTCAACCTGGACGCCGATTTCCTTAAGCTCGCGGATGATCCGCTTTTCTTCCATGTTTCCTGTTTCAAACAGCCGGAGCATCCGCCCGGTGAACGTGGGGGCGCAAGCGCCGCGGAACTGGAACCATAGGTATCGGTCGCAATGGTGGCCGATGATGGAGGCGCCGAGATAGGCGCGGGGCTTCTCGGCCTTGCGCTTTTCCTCGTATGTGCGGTAGATTGCCTCGACGGTTGCGGATGTCTTGGGGATGGCGTCGGCGATGTCGTTCATTGTTCCTCCTAAAATGGTGCGCGTTGTTACGAGGAGACGCGCCCCTCCCCCGGCCGCTAGGCCAGATTCAGACTGACGGCCACCTTGCGAGGGGTGACTGTTACAAAGCGCGAAACCTTGCCGAAAAGGTCGGGGTTCGTCTGACGGATTTCCTCGTATGCCTTTTCGTGGAGTTCGATCTTCGTTTTAAGGGGCGGATCGGCGAGGCCGAGCCCGAGGATCGCCTGGACGTCGGCCTTGTAGGACAGGCCGCGTTTTACCGTAATCTTGAACGCCCCGGCCGTCACAGTCTTTGAGCCATTTTCGGGCGTTTCGACGAGGGCCGCGATGGCTTCCTCGGCTTCGATTCGCTGGGCCTTGGCGGCTTCCTCTGCCTTCTTGGCGTCGTAGAGGTTGGTTGCCAGTTCTTCGAGAGATTTCATGGCTACCGCTCCCACGGGCGCTTTCCGGGCGTGCTTGGCGCGGCGGCGGGCTTCGGCTTGGCGGCGGCGGGCTTGGGCGCAGCCGGGGCGGCGTCGGAAAGGGGCCGGTAGCCGACGACGGCATTGTCGGGCTCGCGGCCTTCCTCGGTCTTGATCTTCACTTTGACCCTGATCTGTTTCTGCAGCAGTTCCGCAGAGTCCCGCAAGGCCGGGACGCCGCAGGCCATAGCGAGCGCGGCAAGCTCGCGCTGGCCGATCTCAACAGCCTGCTGGTTGGGGTTGGAGAGATTGATCTGCGTGAAGATGCGGCGGCCTTCGTGGGCTTCGTCGAGGACAACCAGTTCCAGCTTGAGGTACTTGCCCGTTCCGGCTTTCGTGTCGCGGACTTCCGCCTTGTCGATTTCGGCTGCGTACCAGCCAGGGGGGATGGGCTCGTAGGACGGGATCGGGATGCTTTCGGCGTCGAAGTCGCCTCCGAGGGCTTCGCTGATGTCGTTGCTCATGGTCATTCTCCTTGGGTTGTGTTTTGGTTGTGCATCGCGTCTGCGATGGCGTTTTCAAAAATCTGCCAGTCGAGTGGCAACTCGTAGGGGAGTTGGCCAAAGACTCCGCGACCGCCGCCGGGGTGGGCGGGGCGCTTTTGCGTGAACAGGAACCGCCGGCCGCCGGTGGTGTCGATGGCCCGTTTCTTCTCCTTTTTGAAGCCGACTTCCTCCTTGCGGACCTGGGCTTTGGTATTGGCGAACAGAATTACATCCGCCCAGCGGTAGATGAGGCTGGCGGCCTTGTCGTTGATGTCCCAGGCGTAGGTGTCGTATGAATCCCCGGTCGGATCGTCGAACCTCTTGACCTTGACATGGCCGATGAGGATGCTGGCCATGTTCTTCTCGGCCCGGAGGGCGTCGAGGCCGGAGAGGATGTCGCGCCATTGGCGCAGCGACTCTACATAGCCCTTGCCGTATCCGCCGCCGACTTCCTCGATGCTCTTGACGTTGTGGGCGCGGCATATCGCGTCGAAAACAAGCGGCTCAAGGGCGGAAGCGCTGTCGATGACGACGGTTTTGAAGTCGTGATCTTCGTTGAACAGCGCCCCGATGCTTTCGATGACTTCCTCGGCGGTGTTGGCCGTCGGAAAGGTGGTAACGTCGAGCGAGTCGGTGCCTTCCTCCCCCTTGCAGGGGATGACGACGGGGGCATTGAGCCCGGTTTCGGCCAGTGCCCCGGTTTCGTCGAAGTGGCAACCGCAAGCGAAACTCGTCTTGCCGATTTTTTCCACTCCGAGTATGACCATACGCGGGGCTCGCGTCTGCTGTCCTTTGGACAGGCTTTCGAGCGTAATCATGGTGTATTCTCCTTTGTTGTTTAGTTAGAGCGTTGCATGGCCCACACCAGCATCCCGAGGGCGTCGGCGGTCTTGAGGGTCACGGCCAGATGGGGGAAGCGGCGGGCGACCTGTTCTTTGATCGCGTTCTTCCTGGCCGTCTTGTCGGCTGGGAGTGCCCCGAGGGATTTCATCCAGACGCCTGGCGACACTTCTTCAAATGGGATGCCGACGGAATAGAGGGCCGCTTCCAGATGGCCACAATGGCGGGCGAACTTGGCCGTGCTGACGGCGGAATTGCCTGGGCGGTGGAAACCGACCTTTTCGAGAATGGCTGTTATGCTGGGATTGGCGACGGCGAGATTGCGGATGGCGTCGATTTGGGCGGTCATGCCTTCGGGCATGGGGACGGCTTCAACGCAGCCATCCAGGCCAAAAATCGCCATGCCGCCGCTCGCGCCGGGGTCGATGCAGAGGATTGGTTTCATGTTGGGACTCCTTCAGCGGCGTTGCGGTATTCGACGGCTAAATCGATTGCGAAGTCATAGCCTGGGACGGCGCAAAGCATGTCGTGAGCGTCCCGGTGGC